TCGATATAAGGCGTAGTCATGATGTCTCCTTAGAAAGCCCAGCCATAGGAGCCGCCCCAGTTTGAGGTTCCCCACTTAAAGAAGGAATAGCCGGTTCTTGATGAGTCGAGGCTGAGCGTGACAAGCCAGCCGGCCTCGGTTACTTGATGCTTAATTCCGGTCACATGGCCGAAATACTGGACTCCTTTACGGTTGACCTCGACGAGATAGCCCTCCTCGATAGTCTGAGCAAATGTGGAGTAAAGCGTCGAGTCCCGACTGACTGAGACGGTGAGCTCGGAGAGTTTTGTCTGGGGCTCGGAGCGGCTGTAGATGATCCACTCCGCTATCGACAGCGACTGGCGGTCCGATGGGTGAAGCAGTCCGCTCAGCGTGTACGGGTTGCGGATGCCTCTCGCCGTAATTGAGGCGGTGTCCTGGACGACTTGCTCTCGACCGTCGGTCGAGTTCACCTTTGCGACGTTGGTGACCTCTCTCGGGTCTCGGCTAAGAACGAATCCTTCAGCGAGGATCTGGAAGTCTCCCGAGGCGATCTGGGCTGGGTCGTCGGAGAAGGTGAACTGCACAGAGTTCGAGACCGTGTCGTCCCATGCCCACGACCGCTGCGAGAATCTGATCTCGCCGAGGCGGTCGATCCAGACTCGGCCCTGCTCGGTGTCCTCGACTCTCTGCAGTAGATCGAGCGGAGCCTCGGGAGTGTAAAACTGCTGCGTCACAACGCCCGAGACGTCAAGTGTCCCGACGGCGTTGACAACGCCGACCGCTGTCGTGAGTTTTAAGAGGCGCTGATCGAGGCGCTCGTTTGCCCACGGTGTACTTCCGGCCTCGTAAAGCTCGGCGGCGATGGTGCCGAGATCGTCGAAGCTGTCCGGGTGGTCTTGCCAGATGAGAACCTCGTCAATCACGCCCCGATACGGTTTGTCGGCAGCGATGAGAGTCCCCGTCGAGCGAGAGCCCCCGATAGTCATCGGTAGCTCTGGCGTCGACGGTGTAGCCGTGGAGCCGTAGGTCGTCCCATTACTAGGAGCCTCGGTGCCGTTGATCCAACATCCGTAAAATTGCGGGTCGGGTGGGCTGCCATAGTAAAGAGCCCTGTCTGCGGTCCACCAGTTCGCCAGCGTGGCTCCTGGCTCCATCGCGACCATTAGGTGCTGCTTGCCCGTTAGGTCGAACTTCGTGTCGAAGTTTTCGATGTTGATGAGAATGTGATTTGTGGCGGTGTAGAAGGCGACCTCAATCGCTCGCCCTTGCCCTGTTATCTCATAGAGCAAGACGTGACCGGAGGTCCCTGAACTGTGGCTTCCGGCTTGCGCTAGAAGGCCGTGATATGCCCCATCGACTGTGAGGTCCATCCAGAGCGAGAGAACAAGTCGCCCCGAGTATGGCTCAAGGAGAAGCTCGTCGACTTGCGCGAAGCCATCAGGGTCGTCTTGCCCCCACGCTTCAGCCTCGCCGTCAATTACAGGAGCGAGCGCCTTTAGGCCGCCGGTGTGCTTCCACTGCTTTGATGTCTTTCTCTCAAGCCAGCCCGAGGTCCCAACTTGGAACCATCGGTCCGGCTGCGTTGCGAGCGAGTTGACCTCGGCCTCCCATGCAGTCGCCGGAGCGACGCCTTGAGCGATGAGTCCGAACAGGTCGAAACATTCGAGCTCGACGGTCTTTTCTGTCTGGCGGTCGACCTGAGGCCAAGTGTCGACGTAGCCTCGCCAGACTGTCTCAGTCGTTGCGCCCTTTGTGAGTCTGAGCCTGATCGGGACGCCGTCGACTACGTCTGGGTAATAAGCGCCGGAGGTGTTCTCTGGGTTGAAGTCGTCGCTCTGATTGTTGAGGGTGAGCTTTAGAGAGCCGACTCCGATCTTGTCCGAGAGCGTCGGCCGGCCCTTCTCGGCGACAATGCCAGAGGAGACGAGGACGCTCGTCGAGATGTCGGTCCAAGTAGGAGCGGCGTCATCGGGTCCAGTCGCTCCGAAGCCGACCTCGACCGTGATCGTCATCCCTCCAGGGATCGACGCCGTCATCGGCCAGCGCCAGAGAGAACGCCAGAGGAGAGGATGCCGGTCCGAGCGGCTTTCGTAATCGTGTCAGTAATCCAGCGGACGGAGTCCTGTGCAACGGGTCCGGCGAAGGTGACCGGGACCGAGACGTGAACCTGAGAAGCTCCTCGACCGCCGCCAGCGATAAGCGTGGAGACGCCTCGGAGCATGGCTTGAGTGTCGCCGGCGTTCATGATGAAGCCGGAGGAGCTCGGCGTGAAGAGCTCGGGGCCCTTCTCGTTAACCTGGTAAGTCTGATTTCCGACTCGACCGCCCCTCGCCATCGGCGTGAAAGGGTTTCCGTCTCTGCCGCCGCCGTTGAGCAACTGCCCCAAGAAGCCGCCGACGTCGGCCATCCTCGGATAGATCGTCGCTGTCCGGTCTCTCGAAAGATTCTCCAGCGCTCGCGCTGCGCCCTGATAGTCGCCAGCGTCGATCCTTGCTTTGTACTCAGTCAGCTTCTCGGGCGGTGTCTGGGCGATGATGCCCTGCAGCGCTTCAATTCTGAACCGGGCGTCGGCGTCGCCCGTTAACTTCATCGCCGTGTTGACCTGCTGAGGAGTGAGTCCGAGAGTCTGGAGGTACTTCTGAGTCTGGACGTCATTGAGCCCAAGCTGCTTCGCCTGGCTTATGTAACCGAAGCGAAGGAGATCCGCCTTCTCTTTTACCTCCTCCGCCGTTGCGCCCTGCTCAACAAGGCCGGACAGATAGCTAGTGTTTGCGTCTCCAGCGCTGACAAGCGCCTCGATGCTCTTTTGCTGCTCCTCGGTGTACTGGCCGAGGGCGAGCTTCGTCAGGTCGATGTCTTTCGGAAGTGCCTTAATGTCAGTTCCGAAACTTCTAAACGCTGAGCCCATGCTTGAAGCGTTCGAGATGGCGTTGTCGAAGACAGTCGACATTTCCAACGACCCGGCAAACGACTCCGCCGCTGCGGCCGCTCCACCTGTTGAAAGCGTCGTCAGCTTGAGCTGTTCGTCGAAGCCCTCAAGAACCGCTTTATTTTGGGCGATGAGGTCGCCGCTGAGGTCGAACTCCTTACTTAGCCCCGCTGTCGCTGCGGCTGCGGCTTGCGAGTTTCCGGCCGTGGCTTTGAGTTTGCCTTGTATAGCGGCAACCGATTCTTGAAATGCGGCATTAGCAACCTCGGATGATTTACTGCTACCGGCGAGGCCGTACTGAGCTCGTGTCAGAGCTTCAAGTGAGCCTTGCAGGGTCGCAATGTCGCCGCTTGCGACTAGGTCGTTAAGTACTTTCAAAGCACTATCAAACTCAATCGTTAATCCATCAAGAGTAAAGCTGTCGCTGACCGTATCCCCAGCGTTGAGCAGGTCGTACAGTTTATCAAAAGGCTTCTCTGATGCTTCCGCCATTTGCTGGAATGACTTCGCCGAGACTTCGCCGGTTTTAATAAACTCAGTGTTTAAGTCGATAAGGGACGTCTCGTACCTGGCAGCGTCGAAGGCTGCCTCGTTGAGGGCGGAGGCGACCTCGTAGATCGCAACGGCTGCGCCGATTGCGGCGATAACGCCGGCGGCCTTGCCGACTCCGGTCAGCTTGCGCGTGGCATTTTCGCCCTCGCCGCTCATTGTCGTGAAGTTGTCCTTCATCTTCATGACTGCGCCGGTGCCGACAGAAAGCGAGCCGACGAGCCCGGCTCCGATGGTGCCTATCGCTGCGAGCTTGCCGGTCGCCTCAGCGGCCGCTGGACTGATCTCTCCGGCGGCGGCTGCCATGTTCAGCAGTGGGTTGACAACCTCTAGCACTCCCGCCCCAAGTGACTCGCGCAACTCGCCGAACTTATTGTTCATGATCTCAAGCTGGCCGGCGAATGTTTGCCCCTCCGCCTCGGCGAAGCCTCCGACGGTCGAGCTGAGTGCTGCGATGGTGCTCTCAGTTGCGGTCGCCCCGCCGCCTAAATCTGTAACAACCACGCCCATTTTTTTTAGGGCCCCAAAACTGCCCTCACTTGATTTGCTCACGGCCTTTGAGGCTGTGTCCAGATCCACGCCAAGCTTGCGCGAGAGGTCAACGACGAGCGGGGTTAAAGCAAGGACTTCGTCTTCGCTCTTTCCGAACTGAACCATGAGCGCTTGAGCCGAGACGATGGCGTCGTCGTCTGCAGCGGTGACCTTCATGAGCGCCGAGGCCTGATCCCTGAGCGCCTTGCCATTGCCGGCGAAGGCCTGATCTGAGTTCTTGATCGAGTTGTTTAGCTTGAGCTGTTGGTGCTCAGCCTCGGAGGCATCCTTCGCTAACGAAGCAAGGCCAGCGCCGAGGGCGATGGCACCGACGACAGCGCCCGAGCCGAGCGACATCATCTTCGAGGACATGCGGTCGATGCTCTTTGTCGCCTTGCCGAGGTCCTTGTCGGCTGTGTTGCCGACCTTCTTAAACTCTCGGATCGCCCCGCCTGCGTCTGCAGTAATGAGCATCTGCAGCTTTTCCATTAACGCCATGACGGGCCCTCCTCTGTAATCATCTGCTTGACATCGACTCGCTCAGGAGCTGGAGCTCCCTCACTGTCAGGCTTCGGGTTTGGGCTGGGGTCCAGTTGAAGCTGGCTGCTCCGAAGACGATCCACTGGTCGGTAGAGATGGATCGTCCTCCGCTTTTGGGAGTCCTCCGCCATAGGTGTCTGGAAGATCGTCGGGTACCTGGACGAATACGTCCGTGATCGTCCGCACGGTCAGCACCTCGGGCTCGCAGCCCATCTGCGCGCAAGCCGAGCGATAGATGTATTTCGCAGAACGCGCGGATCGGAACGGACTGCTGAGCAGTTGCCACCACTGCTCGTCGCAGTCCGCTTCGAGTTCGACGAGCTGGTCGAGCGTAAAGTCCGCCAGTCTCATCTGTCCGCTAGGTGTGTTGACGGCCCACTCGTCAGCCATACCTAGATGCCCGTGCTGCTCGTGATGGCGCTGGCGGCGTTGAAGCTGCCGCTGATCTCGACGGCTCCGTCTACGGCGGTGCTGACGCTCATGTCGAAGTGAGCAGTGCCGAACCAGTAGAGCGAAGCGTTGTCGGTGAAGTTTGGGTACAAGTACACTTTCCGGCCAGAGGCGACGCTTGTGGCGACAGCGAACTGCGCGCCGGCGGTGTCGAAGTAGCCCGAGAAGCTTCCGCTTGCTGAAGGAATTCCGGGCACAAAAACATGAACGGAGTCGCCGAAGCTTGTCACATCCGTGTTATCGGTGGAGAGGTCGAGTGACCAGTCCTTGAGGAGTGCAACCGGAACGGCCGCTCCGATGCCTGTGGGCGTTACGTCCGCCAGCAATCTACCTTTTTTGCCTGATACTGCTGCCATGAGATGGCCTCTCTTTCGTTGACTAGAATCCGGCCGCCGTGATTAGCTGCCGGGCATTATTCGGGAACGTGCGATCTGCGACCGCCGCTCTTGCTAGAGCAGCCTGCGCCGCCCGTTCTTGAGGATGAGCTAGTGCCCACCGGATGAGTTCTCCGAGCTCCTCGGGACTGGTAAAGGTCGGGAGCATCGGAAAGAGTTCGTCTGATTCGCCTCGGCTCTGGCGAGCTTGCCAGCATCCAGAAGCTGCGAGCTCGATCTCTCTAGGCCCAACGGCCCAGCCTTCAGCAGTGTCGGAGACGTCGCCGTTCGTCTCGGTGCGGTAGAGGTTGAATGAGGTTCGGCTTCGGCGGTAGAGATCGGCGGTGTCGGCGTTGTCGATGCAGTCCTCGACGTCATGGACGACTCGCTCGGTCAGTGACTCGGGGACGTTCTGCCAGTTGCCAGCGAGGCCGAGGTCGATGCCGTCCCAGTCGCATCGCTCCATGAAGGCGACCCTCGACGGGTAGCCAGTGCCGACGAAGATGCAGTCCCGAGACTCGATGCTGACCTCGCCGGGATAGTGAACAGAGGGCCGATAGGCGTGCGGCGTGTAGATGGCGTTCGTCAGCTCTTGGAACTGTGCCAGGTTGGTCGGATCGTTGAGCGCTACGACGTCAAAGGTCGAAGCGGCTGAGAGCTGGCGAGTGTCCTCATAGGGCGACTCAGTAAAGATGCAGGCCGTTTTCATTCCACGGCTGCGACAGACTGCGATGAACTGCGGGTCCAAGATGAAGCCGGAGACGAAGACGATTAGATCGGGCCACCAATAGAAAGCCGACTGGCTGAGTCCGCTGAGGGCGAACTGATAGACGTCCTCGGGCTCGTTAAACGCTCGGATGAATGTCCCGTCGGTCTTGGAGAGGTGAGCTATCCCGCCCCACGTCAGTCTCTGCCCGAGGTTGTAATGGGCGACCTCGTGACCGAGAGTCTCGAAGCCTTCAGCCCAGCCGTCGTATACATCCTGAACCGAGAAGCTCGGGCCGGGATGGACGAGCAGAACGCGCACTCAGTTGGCCCCTGCGAGTGCGATGATCTGAGTCCGCTTGTAGGCCTGAATGGCGGGCTCGGTGCCGGCCTTGATTCCGATGGACCAAGCGTTCGTGCCCTTGCGGCCTGGATGATTGACGCGAGCGTAGAAGAGCGGGCCGCTTCCCATGTGCAGAGCCTTCGCCCCGCCGCGCCGCTTTGACTTCGGAGTCATGACGTGAGCGGGCGAGCCCTCCTCCAAGAACCACCATATGCCGAACGGCTTCGCCTTAAGGATGGCGCTCGCATTGACTCCACCTGTGACCTCGAAGCCTGCTCCGAGCCTCGGGCTCTGCTTGCCTTTCCAGCGTGAGAAGCGGAGGTCGCCGCCGGTGAACTTGGCAGCAGAGCCGAGCGATGAGCCTTTATAGACGACCGCCGCTGCAGTCACTGCTGTCTTGTTGACGTTCGCCATCGCCTCGCCGTAGTTGACGATCCTCTGCCCGAAGAGCTGAGCGTTGTTCGTTGTTGCCATTAGGTCAAGACCTCGACGGTGATGTCTGCGGCGTAATAGGGGACGTCTGCGATGACGACCTCTCGGTAGTTGCCGATGGTGTTCACTCGGAGGTTGACGTCTGGGCTCGCTGCGGCGTCGATGGCGGCCACGATTGAGGAGCTGCCCTCGGAGTCGAGCATCGCATCGAGGAGGGTGAGCTGGTCGACGTGACGGTGCGAGACCATGACGGTGATGTCGACTGAGGTCTCTCGGTAGCCGTCGAAGCTGAGCGGGCGGATCGTGAAGCCAGCGACGAAGACGGCCGGCGCTGCGATGTCCTCGGGCGGGAAGCGGTAGATGTTTATTCCTGGACAGGTTGAAAGCGCCGAGGCGATAGCGTCTCGGATCTCGCCGTTCGTGATCTCGCTCACGCGATGCCGAAGTTCCCGCCGTGGCGATACGGCTGCAGCATCTGAATCGCCCGAGGGCTCATCGACTTAGAGACCCGAGTCACGCCGAAGTCTGCGAAGCCGACAATCCCGAGCGGAGCGGACTCCAGCTTCATGACCTCGGCGACGATGATCCGACAGGCTTGCTTGACTTCGACCGGGACTGCAGGCCAGCCCCATGTCCCGTTGATCTTGATGAGGCCACGCCGGCCAGTAGGGACGACGACCGAGAAGGTGACGTTATCGAGGAGGCGGAGTTCAGAGAACGGCTCAGCTATCGGAGCCCTCGTCGCTGCTCCGACTGGGCCGAGCTGATACTCGCTCGCCGTGTAGGTCGTTGAGTAGGTGCCGTCTCCGGCTCGGTCCTCGGTGATCGAGGTCGCCGAGGTGAGATCATTGAACGCTCCGAGCGTGAGGACCTGAGAGTCATCGGTGTCGAAGTAGCGGATGGAGGTCTCGGAGTAGAAGTGGCGGCCGCAGTACTCGTCAATGAGGCGACTCGATGCCGTGACGACATCGTCGAGCAGTGCTGTCGAGCCGGCGAGGTTGACGCCTGTATAGGCCTGAGCCTCGGCGCTTGTGATGTAGCCGTTTGTAATGGTCATTCGGTCATCTCCATGCCGCCGCTCGGACGTCTTCGCCGTGAATGTCGAGGACGTGCTTCGAGAAGCAGCCCTCCAGCACTGCAGCGAGAGCGCTGGGGTCAATGTTCTGGTAGTGCTCGCCCGGCTGCAGGCGTCCGCCGTCCGCTGCTGAGTGAGGTGCTCGGCCGTAGCCTGCAGCGGTAAAGACGAACAGGCCGCCGTGAGGGTCGACCAGGTGCGAGATGTGGCGGATGTGCTCGGGCCATTCGGCAGTGTGCTCGGCGACCTCTAGGTAGAGGGCGACGTCGAATGTTTCGACTGCGCCGAAGTCGAGAATGTCGCCGACCCATGTCACCTCGGGAGCCTCGACGAGGTCGATCACCTCAAAGGTCGAGGCCGAGTCGAAGAGATAGCGCCCGTGACCGTTGAGGTCTCGGCCGCCGACATCGAGGACGTTCTTCGGCCCAGATGGTGCCCATCTCTGAACCCACTCCAGAACGTCTCTGTGCATCTTTAGGAGGCTTTAGGCTTGCGGCCGCGTGGTCTGGGTAGTGCTGCGTTCTCCACGCTGAGATCGGCCGAGGCTGTCTCTAGTGTGCCGACGACGATCTCGTCCTTGTCGGCGCGTGTAGCGAAGTTGTTCATGATGAGGTTGTCGGCGGTGGCCTTGTCGGCCTCGACGACTGCGCCGGACTCAAAGCCGGACGCTGCGATCTGTAAGCGGATAGCGGGCATCTGTGCCCCTTTCGATAATGCCTTGAGGCACACGCCGAGCTCGAGCTCGGCATGTGCCCTTCAGCTAACGGATTAGGTCAGGTAGGTGAGTACCCGAGCTGCTGCCGCGTCGATGATCTGAGAATCTCCGCGCATGATGAAGCGGAAGGTGTTCAGGTCGGTGTTGAATGCGTAGTCCTGGCTGGACTCGACGCGAACGCCGCCGGCGATGCGGACCATAACTCCACGTCCCCAGTCGCCGAATGCGAGACCCTTGCCGGCCGTGGTTGTAACGGTTGGCATGTTCGGGTCGGTGTAGATCGGCTTGCCGAGAAGCAAGTCGGGAACGCCGGCCTGAACCGATGGCTGCCAGAGGTACTGACCAGTGCCAGCGCCGCCGGACAGATCGCGCAACTTGCGCAGCGTCAGAACGACGGAGTCGTTACAGATGAAGCTGGCGTTCTCACGGTATGGCCGAGTGATCGAGTGCATCAGGGTCAGCACGTCGTTGAGCAAGAAGCCCGCAGCGGCTGAACCAGAAGCCGAGGCGACGGTGGCGAAGCCTGCAGAGCCTGCGATGCCGACTGGCTGGGAGGAGCCGGTGCCGGTGATGGTCGCAGCGCCGAAGCCGTTCCCGAGAGCCTGTCCGCCAACCTGAGCCAAGAAGGCCTCGATGTTGACTGCAGCGTCGGAGAGCAGCTCAGAGCTGACCTGTGTCAGGAATGCGTACTTGTACGCCCCGAGGGTGACCTGACCGAAGGCCGGGTCCGATGCTCCGATGGTGCCCGCCTCTGCGACGAGGGCCGCTGTAGGGAAGGAGCCAGAAGCTGCGGTCGGTACCTGGAGGCCTTCGCCGCCGGCGGTCTCGATGAGCATGGCGTTCGCAGCCATGACCGTCGAGTTCTCCTTGAGTGCGACGATGAGCTGGTCGTAGAAGGACGTTGGGACGGTGTTCGCTCCAGCGCCTGCGCTCAGCTTCGAGAGGGTGCGCTTCTCAGCGGCCTCTGGGCCGAACTCAGCGAAGCGACGCTCGCCACTTGCGAGGGAGCGCAGCATGTCAGAGTCGGAGACCTTGACTTCCGCTGGAGCTTCCGATGGTGCGAAGCGTCCGAGGGTTGCTTCGATGTCAGCGTTGCGCTGCTCAAGCTCGATGATCGAGTTCAGGCGGGCGTCGAGTGCGTCAAGGTCGGCGTTACCCTTTGCCCACTGGATCTCCTCTTCACCTGAAAACTCACGGCCTTCGGCTGCGACGTGATCGGAAAGGGCGCGCATCTCGGCCCATGCTTTGTTTCGTGCCTCTACGAGGCGCTTAATTTCTGGATTCATAATGAATCCTCCGTTCTGTGTTTGAGTTGTCCGTCGACGTTGTTGCCGGCGGGTAATGCGTTAACGGTGCCGAGGTGCGTTTCGCGCGAGCTCAGCGGGTTGGCGGGTTGCGGCGACCTGTCCGCTTAGAGGGCGAGACGTCAGGTTCACTGGGGGTCTCTGGCTCTTGTGGCTCTTCCTCGTCTGGAACGTCCGAGCGGACATCTCGAAGGATGAGGTGGTCTAGCGTGCCCAAGCGGGCAGCCTCGGAGACTTGCTCATATGGCAGGTCTACGAATTGAGAGAGGGAGCGCAGCGCGACAGCGTTGCCGGCCTCCTCTGTTGAGCGGTATGCGGGCGAGGAGACTGGGCCGAGCTCGTAGAGCTGCACTGCCTCAAGGCGGCGAAGCGGGAAGCCCTCCTCGGTAGTTGTCCAGGAGTCGGCCAGCGTCGAGAAGCTGAACGACGAGCCGCGCACCTTGCCAGCTCTGACCTTCGCCATGACGCGCTGAGCGTCTGGGTCCGTCACGTCGAGCTGCATGGCGTAGCGGAGGCCGGTCTCGTCGATGCCAAGCTCCAGCGTGCCTGAGTCTGTCGTAGCCAAGAGCAGGCTCATGTCGTGATTGAACGCTCCGATGATGTTTCTATCGGCATGGCGCAGGGTGTCCGTGAAGGCTTGAGGGTCGATGATCTCGACGAAGCCTCCGAGGTTCTGGCTCAGGCGCTCAAAAGTCGCACCGTAACCCTCTAGTGAAGGTTGAGAGTTTTCGGCGGTCCGCAGTTCGGGGCGGTCCTTATTCGCTCGCAGTTCATGCATTCGGGCTCGCTTTCACGTCGGCCAGAGGAGGCCGATCTTCGAGTTCTCTGACTTCGTTGACGGTCAAGAAGCCAGCAGCGAGGGCGGTCGCATAGCTGGCGTAGCGGGTTTGCAGGTCCGAGCGGAGCAGGGCTCCGGTGTTGAATCGGACGTACTGCGGCTGCGGGACTGCAGCGGTGAGGACCTCTTGAATGAGCACTAGGTCGGCGTTTATTGAGTCGACAAGGAACTGCTGAGCCTGCTGCTCTCGGTTCGCATAGGTGACCGAGGAGCCACTCGAAGCGACTCCAATCTTCTCGGGCGGGACTCCGAACACCTGACAAATCTCGATGGCGCAGTTCCGCTTGGTCTCTAGGAACTGGCTCTCGTCTGCGTTGACGTCAATGCTCTCGTACTTGAGGCCGGCTCCGACGACTGCCGGGCGGCGCTTCTTCCATGACGACGTGATGCTTGAGCGGATCTGAGAGGCCTGCTCGGCGGTGAGTTCTTGGTCGGCGTAGATGATCGAGCTCGGGACTGCGCCGTTTGCGAACCATTCGGAGCCGAACTCCTGCGCCCTTGATGAGAGCTCGATGAGGCCGGAGCTTTCAAGAGGTGCGATACCGAACTGCTGACCAGGTACTGGGAAGCCGGGCACGACGAGCAGGTCGTCCAGGTTGAAGGGCTGGCCGTTGTAGCGGACCTGAGCTCGACCGACCGAGGAGGCGTCGACGACTTGAACGCTGACAGGGTTGAGCCATTCGACGCTTGACGCGTAGCCGGCGGCGTCTCTGCCGGTGATCGCGCCCCATGCGTTGCCATAGAGGTCTCGGCTCATCGACATCTGCCGCAGCCAGAACGACCTCGGGAGCTTCGATGGTGCCTCGATCAGGCGAGGCTGGATGGCGACCGGCTGCTGCAGGCCAGCGGCGTCGGTCTGATATGCGACAAGCGGGAGCTGTGCGATGGTGCTGGCGCGTAGGTTGATGCACGCGATAACCGCCGAGAGGCGCAGCCCGTCGGACAACGTGTACGCCTTATCTGGATGGAAGTCTCCGCCCGAGCCCCAGATCGACTGAAACGAGATCGCGCGCTCCTCGCGCTGTGGTCTAAATAGACCCATATCAGTCGCCGTCGATCATGAAGCCGGCCAGAAATACCACGACGCCCAGAGCAGCCAGGCCGAGAGCTGGGGCGACAATAAAAAGAGCGAGGACCACGGCCACGATGCCGATGATCTCTAGAGAGGTCGAGAGGATGTTCTTCATGTATGCGTTCTCCTAGTAAGCGAAGACAGGCGCTGGCGTTGGTTCAGGCGTTGCGCTCACCTGCGAGCAGCCCCAGAGGGCGAGAGTCGCTGCCACTAGCGGAGCGATGTCAACCGAGGAGCTCGTCCTCGACCATGCCCAACTGTCACCGAGCGCTCTTGTCTTCGCTCCCATGACCGCAGCGATGAGCTCGGGCTGGCCGGTGTGAGTGACTCTCTTCGCCATGACGAGATCGAAGAGATGAGTGCAGGCTTGTGAGTACTCTCTCGTGTTCGTCGAGATGACTCGGAGCCCGAGATTCTGCAGTTCGTTGACGAAACTTCCAGCCGGGCCGAAGCTATCGACGACGAAACTGCTGCCGGGATAGCGGTCCGAGAGTTCAATGCAGCGGTGAATGAGCCAGTCGGTGCCGGGTCGACGGTCAGCGAGCTCGACCGAGAAGCCGTTTTCGCCGTCTGGAGCACACGCTGCAACCGAGGCCGAGGAGCGATCCGGTGGAATATCGAGGCCGAAAGTCACGCCCTCGGTGCCAGGAGACTCGTCAACCTTGAGCGCCTCCCAGAGGTGGAGCGGGATCTTGGCGCTTAGGCTCTGGGTCTTCCAGATTCCGAGGTGCTCGACTGCGAAGTCTTGAGGCGGGAGCGTCCGAAGGGCTCGGTCGATAGCCTCGGGACTGATACGGATTCCGAGCGCTGGGTTCGTCTTCGCCCAGACTGCAGGGTCCGCCGGGTCATCTCTCAGGTCGCCGCACCACTCGATCCAGCACAGAGCGCCGGGATCTTGTTCCGAGGAGCGGAGTTTCGTGCGACGTATGTGCTCGGATTGCTCGTCGATCTCGGCCGGCGAGCTCGTTGCGTACCAGACTTGCGGGTTCTTGCGGGCGCTGAGCGTTGGCATCATGGCGGCGAGCATCGCAGCGGGCAGCCGATAGGCCTCGTCAAAGATCACGCAGTCGGCCGAGAAGCCTCGACCCGAGCCGGGAGTTCGTGCCAGGTACTTGAGGCGAGCCCCAGAAGTCAGCTCGATGCCGACGTCGCCGTTCGCCGTGGTCACTCTGCGAACAAGCCGAGAGAGATCCGCCGTCGAGTCGATCATGTGGCGGAGTCTGTAGAAGCACTCCTTCGCAGTTCCGAAGTTGTGCGCAGTGTGGACGATGAGCTCCTCGCCGAGGATGAAGAGACCGGCGAGCTCACGCGCTTCGAGGACTGCGGACTTGCCGTTCTGTCTCGGGACGATGAGACCAACTTCAGAGGCTGCCCACTGCCCGTCGGAGCGCTCCGAGAGAGCCGCATCGAGGGCGAGTTCTTGCCAAGGGTCCAAGATGAGCCCAGCGCTGGCAGCTAACTCGACAGCTTCAGCTCCCGCCGAGCTGACTGCCGTCGGAGGGATGACCAGATGGGTCGGAGTTTGCGACCCTTTGAGCACGTCGGGCGGCGAGAGAGTCGACAAGGTTGACCTCCGCCCCTTCGTTAATGGCATCGAGGAGCTCGGTCACGATCACAAGCTGGCGCGCAAGCGATGCGAGCTCAGCTCCGGTCGTCATCGGCGAGTCGATGGTCTCGGCGAGTCGGTCTCGAAGTGCTTCGAGAGTCGCCGGCCGGTCGCCACTTTGCGCAGCTTTCAGAACATCACTCAAAGTGACCGCCAGTCTGAGTTATCCACTTTTGTCTGTGGATAACTCCTGAAAAAAGCTCAGAGAGGGAAAACGGACGATAAGGGGCAGGATCACGCGA